CATCTCGATGTCCTTGACGGAGAGATCGAAAGGGCCGGAGGCGACGTGAAGGACCACATGGTTATCGACGGCGTGAAGGATGCCGTAAAAAGCATCAGTAACATCCACGAAATCATGATGATGTCGAACGGGAACGGGGCTGCAAAGCAGACTGCCGCAACCGTGACGGCGGTCAAGTAGCGAAGCCGTAAAGGCCCCAAAATAAAGGCGACCGGAAGAAATTCCGGCCGTCTTTTGTTTTCGTCCTGGAGAACGAAATAGACTAAATTTCCACGAGCAGCGGGTTGAACTTCAATGGCTTGAACATTTCGATATTGTCTTTGTATTTCAAAAGGTTCAGTGCCTGCGACAGAATCATCGTGGACTTTCCGAACCGCTGCGACTCGGGCAGCTTGCTTGCGTATGTGAAATATTCAGAATACATGCACTCTTTTTCTTTAAAATTTCGGTATGCTATTTTCCGCATGCCGTACTTGATGGCATGTTCGATGCGGTCTATTTCACTTTCTGTATTCAGCTCGTCAACCGTGAAAAAGCCGCCGTCGAACTTTTTGAGTTCAATTCCTTTAAATGTGATTTTGATGTCGCTCATACTCACTCCTCCAGCTTCCTGCCGCACATCGGACCAATCAAGAATTTTTGCATGTTGTATAACTCCTAATCGTCCCAATGATCGAATATGCCTAGCGTATCTCCGTCGTATTCGTAGACTGGCGTTTGCTTTAAAGGACTGTCAATAGTAGCTTCTGCTTTTGATTTCCCAGTAATCGCTACAGCAATGGAGCCGAAAGCGTATGCTTGAGCTAAAGTGTCTTTTTCTTTTTCGCTCATGGTTCAAGTTCCTTAATCAAGTCGTCTATTGGAGTTTCGAATAGGTGACGAATGTCCTTAGATAGTACTGGACGGATAAACTCGTATGATACTCCGCTTTTGATTGCCGACACCACTCCGTCGTAAGAATTCAATGCGGCTATTCCAAGAAGAAGACCTGGGCTAAATTTTCGTTTTTCCATTACTCTTCCGCCTTGAAATTGTAGATGGGCTTGATAATCTTGACGATTTCGGCTGTCGCGTCAATGTTGCGGATGATCTCGTCCATTGGCTTGTAGGCCATTGGCGATTCGTCAATGGTGGCCTTGTCCACGCATGTAGTGTAGATTCCTGCCATTGATTTCTTGAAATCGTCTATGCTCAAGGACTCCTTCGCCTTTGAACGGGACATTAGCCGTCCAGCACCATGAGGGCCAGAGAAGTTCCATTCCGGATTCCCCTTGCCGCGGACAATGAGAGAGCCGTCCCTCATGTTCATAGGGATAATGGCCTCTTCGTCCTTTTGCAAGGAAATGGAGCCCTTGCGGAGAATATTGTTTCTTATGTCGATGTAATTGTGCTTCGTGGTAAAGCTATCGAGTATGCAGCCTTTAGGAATACCCATTGATTCGATAACCGTATCCATCATCGCTTCACGGTTAAAGTGTGCGAATGATTGCACAATCCACATGTCGTTTATGTAATCGGCGAAGTAATCGCCTTCGAGGTACGCCAGCTCGTTAGGGACGGGGGCCTTTGTCTCGTGGAACGCCTTCAGTTCCTTTTCTATGTCAGAAGTACGGCCTTCGGCCTTGCAACGGGCAATGATTTCCTTTTCCTTGTCCCTGCCCGCGCTGTGGTACTGGATGGCGCGTTTCTGGTGGAAGTTGCAGACCTCTACTCCGAGGTGACGGGAACCCGAATGGATCACGATATAGTAGTTGCCTTCGTCGTCAACGTCGACTTCGCCGAAATGGTTGCCGCCGCCAAGGGTGCCGATTGAAAGCTTGAGCTTTTCGGCGTCGACGGGGGTTACTAGTTTTTCGAATTCGACATAATCGGCATAGGCGTGCTTCTTTTCCCTGTGGTTCATTCCTGACGGGATTTCTTCGTGCCAGATGCGGTCCATCTTCTGCAAGTCCATCTTGAACGACTTGTCAATCTTTACAACAAGCATACCGCAATTTATGTCCACCCCGACCAGGTTGGGAACGACCTTGTCTACAAGTTTCATCGTCAAACCGATTACACAACCCGCTCCGGCGTGGCAATCGGGCATGACGGCGAACTTTGAACCTTCGGCGAACTTCTGGTTCATGAGGTTAAGGACCTGCTTGTAAGCGGCCTCCTCTATGTCGTCCGTGAAAATTGTCGCGGTATTGTATTTGCCTTGAATCTCTATCATGGTGAAAAATTCGTTGCGGCGTTGCCGACCCATCAGCCCGTTTTGTCACGCTTGCGCGGATGTATGGCCTCATAGTTGGCACCGCCATTCGCCTCTATCTCAAAAGTTTAATGTTCATTGAAAGGGTACCGTCCGTAATCATTCAATACCATCCTTTTTAGAAGAATCCCTCGGTCCTCTAGGAACGCCCTTGTCGGCACGCGGGGCCTTGTTCTTGGAACCTTTCGGGCGTCCACCGAACTTGCGACCGTTTTCTGCGGAGGTGATCGCCTTCAGGTCGCTGTGTGCCTCCGGTTTCCTTTCGCCCCTTTCGTACGGAGCTGGTTTCTTGTGCTCTTTCCCAATATCGGAACGCTGTTTCCTTTCTTTTTTGTAGGCGAGAACACCGGAACTTACCAGCTGCGAGGCTATTTCTTCAACTTCTTCTTTTGAAAGTTCAGATTTGCAATGAGGACACTTTATTTTCATAAATAAACCTATTTGAAATAAACAATAGATTTATTTATGCAGCCCGTCAAGGGGTTTGTTGAAAAAAATAAGTTTAATGATATTAAACTATTGATTAGTGTGATTAAATTGTGTATATTGTGGACAATACAATCACCCACAAAAACCAGGAAAAACCAAATGACACCCAAAAAGCTCGAAGTGAAGAACTTCAAGATTGAAGAAATCCACCCCTACGAAAACAACCCCCGCTTCAACAAGGACGCCGTGAGCAAGGTCGCTTCTTCCATCAAGAAGTTCGGCTTCAAGAATCCGATTCTCGTTGACAAGAACAACGTGATAATTGCCGGGCATACTCGCCTTGAAGCCGCAAAGAAGTTGAAGCTCGAGGAAGTTCCCTGCATCGTCGCGGCTGACTTGACGGAAAAGCAGGCCAAGGCACTGCGCCTCGCCGACAACAAGGTCGCGGAATTCTCCACATGGGACTACCTGAAGCTCGACCAGGAACTCGCTGAACTCGGCGACGCCTTCGACTTCAAGGACTTCGGATTCGGCGGAGCTCTCGCAGATGACAGTTTCGGCGCAAGCAATTCTTCGGGAAGTAACTTCGTGGAGTCCGACGAAATTCCCGAAACCGAAGAAGAATTCCACGAGGAAGGCTCTCTCCCGCAGGAATTGCAGGGCGTGGATATCGCCGCCGATGACCTGCCGAAGATCCAGGGTGACGACCAGACGGCAATGCAGCGCGTCATCATCTGCTACAAACGCGAGCACGAAGGCAAACTTGCGGCTTTACTCGGCTTGAAGACAATCGACAAGGTCGTTTACCCGTTGGACGAAATTCCGAATGCAAAGTAACGTCCCTAAATTTTTGATTTGCTCAAAGGGGCGGGCAGGCAGGACAACTACAGACAGGCTGTTGGAAGAAATTGCAGTGGATTACGCTTTCGTTGTTGAGCCGGACGAAGCCGATCGTTATGAACGTTGTCTCCTTCCGCACGGGAGTGTCCTTCGATTACCACTTAGCAATCAGGGACTACCTTATTCGAGAGAATACACGAAGAATATAGCAAGCGGTTCTCACGACCATTTCGTGATTCTTGACGACGATATTATTTCCTTTGCAAGAGTGGAAAACGGTAAAACTAAAAAATGCTCACCTGCTGTACTCCTTTACGCACTGGACTACTTCGAGAAAAGCGGATTGGCGATGATGTCGTTTGAATACCAGCAGTATGCTTGGTCGCAGAAGAAACATTTTTCAATAGGGAAAGCGTGTGATTGCTGCGTGTTCTTCGACACGAAGAAAACAGCTGACGCCCATTTCGATACATCGTTAAAGCTGAAAGGCGACAGGGATTTTTGTATTCAAGTCGCGATGCTTGGAGGAAAGTTCGGACGTCTTAACACGGTTGCGATGTCTGTCCCGTCGCTCGGTTCTAATGATGGAGGACTGAACGCTCTTTATAGGGAGAAAGTTGATGAAAGGTGTGCTGTCGAGTTGTTCAAAAAATGGGGCCCGAAAGTTTGCAAGTTGGTTCGAAAAAAAGATGGGCGCTTAGATTGCAAGATCGACTTCAAAAAATTCTTTGAATAAAAAACAAGGAGTCGTACAATGGAAATAGAAGTTGGCTATACATCGCCTCGATGGACTGGCGAAATTGCCGATTGCTCGATGCCGATGACTTTCGACACGTACAGCAACTGCTCTTTCGGATGCAAGTACTGTTTCTCTCAATTCCAGCGCGCATTAGGAAGAGCGAAAGAAGACTATCTCGCAAAAAGAGTGCGTTGCGTCAATGTCGATAAGATAAAGCGTATGTTCCTGGAGCCGGAAACATCGCAGTTCGGGCCTTACATCCAGCAGAAGAAGGTGATGCAGTGGGGAGGCTTGTCCGACGAGTTCGACGGCTTCGAACGCAAGTACGGCAAGACATTGGAACTGCTCCGTTTCTTCAAGGAAATCAACTACCCGCTCTGCTTTTCCACTAAATCTACATGGTGGACGAAGGACGAACGCTACATGGAACTGTTCCGTGGGCAGAAGAACTGGAACGTGAAGTTTTCCATCATCACGCTCGACGAAAGGAAGTCGAAGGTGATGGAAGAAGGCGTGCCGTCGCCGTGGGAACGTCTTGAGGCAATAAAGAGAATTGCCGAAGCCGACTGCGGCGGCGCGACACTCCGCCTGCGTCCTTTCATTCTCGGATTATCTACGCCTACCTACACTGATCTTATTCACGAGGCTGGGCAGCGCGGGGCAACGGCGCTTTCCACGGAATTCTTATGCATGGAGCAGCGCAGCAACAGCCTGAAGGCACAGCGCCAGCTCTTCAAGGACCTTTGCGGTTTTGACCTGTTCGCCTTCTACAAAAAATACTCCGTCGGCTGCGGCTACCTCCGCCTGAACAAGAAAATCAAGAAGCCTTTCTTCGACAAGATGAAGTCCATCTGCGACGAGTACAACATGCGCTTCTATGTTTCCGATGCACACTGGAAGGATATGTGCCATAACGGCTCTTGCTGCGGGCTTCCGGAAGACTGGAACTACAGCCGTGGGCAGTTTGGCGAGGCGCTGCAGATAGCCAAGAAAAACGGGTATGTCAAGTATTCCGACATCCGCGAGGACATCGACAAGCTCCTTAGCGGCTTCCTCTACAAAAGGGCCGAATCATTCAATACCAATTCTTGCGAAAAAAGAGCGCATTTCGAAGGCATGACGATGGCCGACTATATGCGCTGGCTTTGGAACAACCCGCAGGCGGGCCAGAACATCTACAAGATGTTCGAAGGCGTTGTCCGCCCCGTCGGGAAGGACGAGAACGGAGACCTGATTTACAAGTACATGGGTAAATAGGATGGATGTAGCCGAAATGCCGGTACTGAATAAAATCCGTGAACTCGAAAATGCCTTGAGTTCATGCACAATTGTCGTCGGGTGGATTGACGGCAATGGTTCTGCGGAGACTGCCCTTGCACACTTGATGGCTAAAAACGCAACAGGGGAAGATCAACCGAGCGTTGGCAAACCTGCTTCTAGGGCTCTTATTGCCAGGACGATGAATTACGGTAGGATGGAAGGTACGACAGCCGAAGGACGGCACTACCCTGAGATTCCTGCCCGTCCATTCATGACTTTTGCGAAGGAAATCTTTGAAAGGACGTTCCCAAAAGTCATGAAGCGTTATATGCCGGCTTACCTTGATGGGACTCTGGGCGTCGACGGCCTGTTGACAGAAATTGCAATCCGCGCAAAGGCGTCCGTGCAGGAGGCAATCTTGAACGGTGACTATGCCCCGCTTTCTCCAAAGACTATAGCCCGTAAAGGGAGTAGCGTTCCTCTTGTTGATACCGGTACAATGCTGAAGACGGTTACATTCGAGATAAGGAGGGCTTGATGCAGCAGCTTGATCTTTTCGGTTACGAAAAAAAGGAAAAAGTCGAAACGGGGACGTCCTGCTTCGGCAAGGATAAAGTCGTCACCTTGCGTGGCGACGAGATTTTTCTCACTCCGAAGGAACTAGCTGCGAGGATTGGATTTCATCTGCAGTCGGTTTATGCATGGAAACGAAATCGCGGAATGCCGGTAAGACAATCGACTTCGCACGGAAGGTGGACCGTGGAGTGGCACGAGTTCTGTCAATGGTGGAAGGAACCCAAAAAATAGGAGTATCCTTTGGAAACGCCCATTGAACAAGATTCCGAAAACTACTTCGCGAAGATTGGCAAGAATGGCGGACGGAAGTCCGGCATTGTCCGTCGAGAACGGACTGGAATACAGAAACTGGCTAAATCTGTACTCGACACTAAATTCAAGCCAAACCAGAACTTAAAAAAAGCGCTGAAGGGGATTGGCATTGATGTAAGTGACAAGATCTCGCTACTGAATGGCATTCTGGCTGTATTCTCGGGAAAGGCTCTTTCTGGAGATATTGTCGCCGCAAAGTTCGTATTCGACATTGCAGGATACACTCTTAACTCTCAGGAGAGGGTTGCGAAGATCAAGTTGCTTCAACGGATGGCAGAAAGCGATGCCTGTGAAGGAAGTGTAGAAAAACCGGCAATGGACCTTGTTGAAATAAACAGGCAGGCAAAGGAGCTAGGCATTTATGGCTGATGTAAACAACAATCTTATAGCCCATCCGTTGCCCGGTGAGACGGAAGACCATGGGTATTACACCGTGAAGGAAATCGCGGACAGGATAGGTTTCCACAAGGACACCGTGTACGAGTGGATATATTCAAGGGGAATGCCTGTACGCCGTTCTGTAGGACGGGGGCGCATAACCGTGTACTGGCCCGAATTTGTCGAATGGTGGAAAGAATCGAAAATTAGAGCGGTGTAATTTTGAAGCAGGCCGGCCCGACAAACGAGATGATACATCTCTCCAGGACTAATCTTATGGCTTTCGTCAAGACGACGATGCCTTCCTACAAGATTGGCTGGGTACACCGCGAGATTTGCGGTAGGCTAATGGATTTCTTTGTCAAGGTCAAGGAAAAGAAGTCTCCGAGACTCATTCTCACCTTACCGCCGCGACACGGGAAAAGCCAGATTGTCAGCCGCCATTTCCCTGCATGGTGTTTCGGTGTAGACCCGGACACGTCGATAATTTCTGCGAGCTATTCGGCAAGCCTTTCAAAGCGTTTCAACAAGAACGTCCAAAACATAATCGAAAGCGACACTTACCACGAAATTTTCCCGAAAACAAGTTTCGTTGAACGGAGCGAGAGAGTCAAGTTCAAGAAACGCAAGAAGTCCTTCATAAAGACGATGGAATTCTTCGAAATCCCCGGTTTCGAAGGATCACTGCGAAGCGCCGGTGTTGAAGGCGGTATCACGGGTATGGGTGCTGACATATTGAGTATCGACGACCCGTTCAAGGACAGAAAGAGCGCTGATTCGCCAACAATAAGGGAGTCCGTGTGGGACTGGTACACTTCTACGGCGTACACGAGACTTAGCCCCGGCGGCGGCATTCTTGTCACAGTAACGCGCTGGCACGAAAACGACCTTGTCGGAAGGCTCCTGGACGCGATGAAACAGGAAGGCGGCGACAGGTGGGAAATAATCAACTACCCGGCAATCGCGGAACATGACGAGCCGCACCGCAAGAAAGGCGAGGCGCTGCACCCGGACAGGTATCCGCTTGAAATGCTCTTAAGGATCAAAAGTAACATCGGTTCGTACGACTGGGGCTCGCTTTACCAGCAGCACCCGACACCGCGTGGCGGCGGAGTGTTCAAGCGTAAGTGGATACGGCACTGGACGACGATGCCGAAGGTTTTCGATCGGGTTATACAGAGCTGGGATTTCACCTTCAAGGATACAGCACACAGCGACAATGTTTCAGGCCAGGTATGGGGACAGGTCGGGGCGAACTTCTACCTGCTCGACAACGACACGGACCGCATGGACTTCGTTTCGCAGGTTCGTTCTATGCAGCGTATGACCTCAAAATGGCCGGAAGCGATTGAAAAGATTGTCGAAGACAAGGCTAACGGCCCCGCAATCATATCGGCTCTCGGATCGCGAATTCCTGGCATCGTACCTTACAACCCTCGCGGTAGCAAGACTGCGAGGGCCTATTCAGTTTCGCCGCTGTTCGAGGCCGGCAACGTGTTCCTGCCGCCGATGGATGAAGAACATCCTTGGGTCAAGCGTTACATTGACGAACTTCTCGCTTTCCCGAACGCAGAACACGACGACCAGGTGGACTCTACAACGCAGGCGCTTGACACTCTCGCCACGCACGATGGCGGCGGTGTTCTTGACTTCGTGTAAAACAAAACAGGAGATAGAATGATGAAAAAGAAAAATTCACAGGTGAATGACGGAGCCATGATTCTTGACGGCGCTTACGAAAACGCCGCGACAGGACTTGGCAAGAAAGGCATGGACAAGGGGGCGAACACCGTGGTCGCTCCTTACAGGCCGGCAGACATTGTAAGCCTGGCGACGATGAAGGTGAAAGACGGAATCGCCGCATTCATTGTCGACGGGTTCCCGACAGCAGCACTCATGAACGACATTAAGATTGTCGGTGACGAGGACGGTTCCGCATACAAGGAAGCCTCGAAAAAAATGCTTTTCAAGGCGGTAAAGAAGGCCGGATCGAGCCTCCGTCTCACAGGCGGCGCTCTTGTCGTGACGGAATACGACAGTGACAGGAGTAAAGAAGTCAAGTTGACGGAAGCACCGCCCGAATCGGCAAAGGTTGTCGGCTACAGGGTGTATTCTGCAGGTAAGGTCAACTTGCGCAAGGAAGATTTCAATGGCGGTGAGAATCCGGACTTGTTCCGTGTGAAGGTCATCGGCGGAGGAGAAGTAGAAGTCCACCCATCCCGTTGCACTCTGTTCAAGGGGCCGGAATTGCCCGATGTTATCGAGAACAGCCTTCGCGAACAGTTCTTCGGCGTGTCGGAACTTTGCCCACTCGAACAGGACCTGAAAGACCTTGCGTCAATTTCCGGGGCTATCGTCAACATGATCCAGGAGACGGGTACGCTGCTTTTGCGTCTCAACAACCTTAGCCTGATGCTTTCAAAACCGGACAACGGTGTCGAAGACCTGCACAAGATAATTTCGACGATGAAGCTCTGCATGAACTCGATGCGTGCAACATTTGCGGGTCCAAAAGACAGCTACGACATGATCAACCACAACTTCGCCGGAATCGCAGAACTATGGACAAAGAAGCAGATGGACGTTTCTGCGAAATCCAGGATTCCTATGAGCATCCTTTTCGGGCAGAGCGCTACAGGCCTAGCGCAGACGAACGAAGGCGACATCAAGGCGTGGTGCAGTTCTGTCGGTTCTTGGCGGCAGGAGTATCTTTACGTGCCGACATGCAGCCTTATCGAGGATTTTTGCCGGAGGAACCTCGGAAAAGAATACTCCGAATTTTCTTGGGGAGCCATCGACGAAATGACGCTTGCGCAGACGCTTGATGCCCTCAAGAAGCAGGCAGAGACACTTTGCATGTACTACGACCGTGGAATCCTGTTCAATGAAGAAATCAGGACGGGAGTGTTCGTGAACGGACACAGCTGGGAAATCAGCGTTGAAGACGGGAGCAAGCTCCCTCCGCAGCAAAACAACAGCAAGGGAGTATAAAAGATGAACGACCTCGTAAGATTCGCTACAAGCGTGGAGTACACGACCGGCAAGAAGCGCGGTCGTCATCCTGTATTCAACTCCAACATGTTCTACCCGTACAAGGAAGAACGGAGGCTCCAGCAGGCGACCAAAAATGAGATAGAATCGTTTCTCGGTGCGGCTTTCGTGGCGGCGGTTGCAGGTGGGTCATTCGTTTCGGATTCCCTTGACGACCTTTCCAATCTCCCGGAAGAACTTTCCGAAGACATGAAAAGGGAAATCTCTTACGCCGCCGATTCGATCGCAAGGAAGGCTTCGCAGAATATCGTCAACATGACGGAGATGGTTGTCGGCAAGCCCTACTTTCCGCCTTCCGCAAAGCAGGAAATCCTCGATAACTGGCAGTCCAATTTCGCCATGCTCTGCAAGTCGGCAGAAAGCGACGTGAAGAAGGACATCTCGATGCTTGTGCAGCAGGCCAGGAATGAAGGCTGGAACCTCAAGCAGCTGGAGCGCGAGGTAAAGGACAGGTTGCCTTCTAAATACGCAGGCAGGGCGCAGAACATCGCAAGGACGGAAACAGCCAAACTAGAAACGTCCGTCACGCTTTCCACATACCGAGAAATCGGCGTGGAGTACTACGTGTGGATGTCGGCTATGGACGAACGGACCCGCCCGGAGCACGCAATGATGAACGGACTGATATGCTCCGTGAACGATCCTACTGTATGGTACGAGGAGAACCCGGACGACCCGATGCACCCTATCTTGCACAAGCGCGACGACACGATGGTGCACCTGCACCCAGGCGAAGATTTCCAGTGCCGTTGCGTTATGGTCCCATGGGACCCGATGATTGACGGCAAGTACGAGGTCAAGGAAGGGGAGAAACCGGAGGAACCCGAAGAGAAGCCAGAGAAAGAGTCGGAGAGCCGCGAACTTGAAAAGGCTAACAAGCGCCTAGCCGAGCAGGAAAAGGAGCTGGAGAAGGCCGAGAACGAGCGGAAAACGGTCGAGAAGGAACTGACGCAGGAAAAGAGCGCGAGAAAGGTTGCCGAAAAAACACTAGAATACGAGGCAGAGAAATCTATTTCAGCCGCCGAAAAAGGTATTGAAGCCGCAAAACGATACGAGGGAATCACGAATGATCCTGGCCTTAAAAAGTGCGTTGCCGAGGTGGAGAAAAGTGTACGAGAAACAAGGAAAAATGGAATCGCGTCAGCACTTTATGAAAAACTAGGAGCGCTAAAGGATCGAATTTTTGGTATCCAGTCCGAAGAGGATGCCATGGAGGCTATCGGTGCTAAAAGGTTTGAAACGAAGAAGACTCCGCTGCAGGTTGTTGACGGTGCAAATCCATCGAAAAATATGGAAAATTGCTTTATAACATCTGCGTTATTTGAGGTCCGATGCCGTGGGTGGGATTCTAAGGCAAAGCCGTATGACGATTCAATGATTGTTTTCGCGAAAGAGCCTCAGCAATTGTTCAAGGGCGCAAAAAAAGTAAAGTTTACATCGCTTGACAGTTTGAAGGCGCTGCTAGAGGAATATGAAGATGGTGCAAGATTTTCAATCAATGCCGACTTTATTGTTCACGGCGTTATTAAAAGCCATTCTTTCAGCGCTTACATTGAAAACGGTCGCGTACGTTTTGTTTGTCTACAAGAAGGCAAAAAAGACGCTTCTGTATTTTTCCGTAAATACAAACTGTTGGAGCAAGAAAATTTCTTCTTCCGGACAGACGTTCTAAAATTGAACTACAAGAACCTAAAGAAGGTGATCGAATGATTCCTTCTTTGCTTTCGTGAACTGGTCGTTGTCGTCAAAAAGGTTGGCGTTGAACATTTTGAAGTTCCCGTCAAAGTCAACCCCCATAGGTCCGGTGTAAACAGTAGGGCTAATGTTTACCATGTAGCCGAAACCTTCCACCTTGGTCAAGTGCGTTATTTTTTGACCTTTGTAGCCCTTGAAATCTTTCTTGAAAATTTCGATTGCCTGTTCTGCGGTGATCATAGGTTCCTCCAGGGAAAAGGCGGCGAAGGCCGCACCATATAAATTTACACAATTACCAATTTCATGTCAACTAAAAGAAGCGCAACGCCGTCGGGAAGAAGGAGATGAAAGAGTAAGCCAGGCGGCGCTGCGCGTGAATTATCCGGCGACCTTCTTTGCGTAGATCCGGTTGCCAAGCTCGACAACCTTCGAACACCAGGATGCCTGCGGGTCGTAACGGTTTCCGTTACTGTCGATAGCCAAGGGGCCGTTCAGCAGGCACGTGCGGACCTTGTTGTAGTCCTTATGGCCGTAGGAAGGCGAGCAGAAGTAAAGGTGGTTGAACCCGAACATCGGAATTTTCGTGTAGTTCGTCACGGGTTCCTCGTACAGCCTTCGCAGCATCCGCAGGGCTTCAGCGCGTTCTCGGCGGGTGAGTTCCGTGAGACCCGGACGGGGTCGTTCACCCATGAATTCGAGGTGTGCGCGTTCGTAATTGCTGTTGCGGACTTCCTTGAGCCATTTGGTTTCGCAAAGTGCGGAAATTACACGGCGCATCTTTTCGGACGTGCAGAAAGACTCGAAAAAGTTGCGCATAGGGGCGTTCCAACTTGTCGACTCTTTGTGTTTTCCTGTAAGTTCGTGGTAGAACATGAATAGGGCTGTCCTGTCCTGGGCCTTGTAAATCACTTTCAACTCAGCAATGATCGTTTTTTTTGTAAACTTCATCTTTCTTCTCCTTTTCTTTTTTCGGCTTGCCATCGTCAGCGCGGCGGGAGCCACCCGCAAGCGGACGCCCTTCCGGGCGTTTCGGCGTTTTAAGCGATACGGGCGAACACCTCGTCGAATTCCGGGTGTTGGGTCTTGCTCATCCCGCCATCGAAAAGGATGTCCTGCACGGTTTCGAGCGATTGTTCCGCCTGCCTTGCGATTCCGCCCATGATGAGGGAGCGCTCGTAAGCAGCGGTCTTCTTCACGCCGTGCTGGTGGGCACCCTGGATGGCGTTGTAGAGGTTCCAGCCGGTCATGACCTCCAGGCGACCGTCGTCGGCACGCTGGAACGTCTGCACGACGCGGATGACGGCGCGCTCCCAGTGGTTGCGGGTGCGTTCGGTGATTTCCTCGCCTTCCTTCACTTTCGGGTAGGGGAGCATACGAGCCATCGCTTCCTTAGCTTCCTCCATCGTGATCCGGCGGTCGGCGAGGCGCTGGTAGGCGACTTCCGAGCTGGCGAACAGGCCGTCCGCGTAACGGAGCGCGGCGGCGATTTCCTTCAGGCGGCCCTGTCCGCGTGCGTCGTGACGGATGGAAATGATGCTGTGTTCGCGGGTGGCACGGTTGATCGCTTTCGAGATTTGGTTCTGGCAGAAGAAGCGGTACGGGGTGACGAGCAGCTTCATGGAGTTCGAGCCGTCGTGGGAGTTTACAACGGAGAGGTAGCGGCCCACCTTGTCGCCGGTACTGCCGATATCCATGCTGTCGCCGAGGCTGACCTGCGCGAAGATTCCCGCGCCGTTTCCCCAGGAACCGATGTTCTTGAACTCAACGTCGGCGAGGTCGGCCATTTCGCCGATGACGCTGAACGCGTCCTCGTTCTGTACGGGGTGGTACTGGTCGGTGAAACTGCGACCGGTAATCACAGCCTCGACGCCGGAACGGTCGGAGCGTACGGGAGCGAACATCCCGGTGGGAACGTAGACGCCGTCGATCAGGGCGAAGGTTTCCGCCATTTCAGTCTTGAAGTTGAGGGACTTCGTTTCGAGGGCGGCGTTGACTTTTTCGAGGATTGCGGTATTCATTATTTCATCTCCTTGATGATTGTTTTTGTTTGAAAATTATGCGTGGCACCAGGTCACTTTCACGGAATTGATGCCCGAAAGGTATGTCTTTACTTCGTGCTTCACGTTCGGGAACGTCTCGGCGACCCATTTGCAGTAGTCGCGTACCTTGGCGTTTAATATCCAGTCGTTCTTCGGCTGGAAAACGAGGCAGTCGTGTCCGAAATCGTTTACGTAGGTCCGGATAGATTCGATCTGGGATTTCGGCATCCATACTTTCTTG